CCTATATCGGTCTTACGACCACATCCCACTAAGCTCTGTCCTTAAACAGACAGACCTCTGGTGAAATGTCCTCGTGATTTACGAATCACGAATCGGCCTGACTATTAGCGTATAAGCTCATAGCCAGCTCCGGTGAAACCATGAACAGCTCACGAATCAACTCTCTACTCAATTGTAGAGATTTTGATTTCGTGTCTGTTCTCACAGTTTGATCTCCCAAGGCTCATTGTAATCTAGACATTGATGAAAAGGCAAGCTTAACAACTTGCGGTTCATCAATTGAACTATCTAGATCAAAATGAGAAGCACTAGCATGCAAGAGGTCTGCTAAAGACCCCAGCACATGCTGAGTACTCGGAAAAGAACTGATCGTACTAAAAGAAAAGTATCTTCGATACTTTCTATAAGTAGATTCAGTTTCTTCCAAACCTTGGAATCAACCCCGGGTAAGTCGTCCATCGACAATCTGTTTATATACAGATTGAAGATGGGCTGCTTGCTTAGGTTCAAGCGAATCTATAGCCGAAGCCATAAGGCTTGGTGATAGATCCTGACCTAAGTTCAGCCCAAAACAACTAACAATATCTCAATAGGTAGATTTCACTCTCTCCATTCATTTCTTTGAACGGATAGGCGAAACCTCACTAAAGAGAGATTTTAGTTGATCACGGAGGATCGCAAAATCACTCACTTCCACTAAAGAATTATTTAATAATATTTCTTTAGCGGAGCGTGGAGCTTTTATAAATTCAAGGATTGACTTTGGTCCAATCGGACTTACGTCTTCCCCTTGAAAATAAAATTTCTTTGCAAACTCACATGATCCCGAAGAGCTTATTAATGATTTACTAAGGTTTATCTCTAAACCTAAGTCCTTCATTAATACCAAATAACAGTCAGCAACTGCTTTGTGCCCGATGACGATATCATCACCGAGAACAGCGTATAACGAGAACCAACCTTGGTATCCCGCTCTACGAGCAGCTACTTGAACTATCATATGGTGGGAAAGAGCAAGCATTCCCCATGAGGATAGGCAACCCATAGGTTGACCGACAGCATACTTATACGATCCATTGGATCCACTGAACTGTGGATTCTTCGAATCTAAAATATACTCTCGACCAACCAATAGATCTTTCCAGAGAGGACCCACTTCTTGATCATTAAACAATCAGGAAATGATGTCACTCTGGAGATCTATAGGCAGTCTATCCGTAGCGGCACTTAAATCAAAACTGAAGAGTTCCTTCAAACCCTTATCCAACAACGCCTTAACAGGCTTATGTTGATTAAAGGTACCATCTTGAGGTATTTGCGATAAAATCGCAAATAACCCTTGATGGAGGTTCCCTAACAGTGTTTGAGTTCAAGCGTCCGCTATGGCGAATACTCTAACTTTCCCAGCAGCTTCGAGTTTTAAAGACAACTTACCAAGTTTCAGCTTGTCCGGAGATGATCAGTTCTTATCGATCAAAGGATCAGATAACAAGGTTTCAATCTTGATATCCTCCTTCTCGATAAAAGCTATATCATCTCTTAACTTCTCGTAAACATCTTTGGAATTTGTTAACAAAGCAAATTTCCTAAATGTCTCCAGAAGTACAGGGTTATTCCGTCATGCAAATGCATCGATCGCATAACCAAGTAACTGGTTACGAGAATTCGGACCAGCTGAGGTAAGAAGTTTCATCCTGCGCCACACCGTAAACGGCCCATCGGCCTTCCCGAAATACTTCTTCCTTACCTTTTCAGATAAGAAATTAGTACTCTCGAGATACGGAAGTACTTGAGTTAGCTCTGGTAAGGTTTTTACCAAACCAGAGAAAGGACTTGTTATTGTCCCTAACTTAAGTTTTGGATACGCAGGAATAACTCTATAAACTGTTAATATGGTAAAGACTAACCTTATAACACGAGACTCTTTTGCCTCAATTAAGAGACGAAGATGTCCCGGAATTATAAGGGGTAGCCCTCGCCGGGAAGCGACGCGCGGTTCCGAAGAACTACGCACGCTCTCACCACCCAGAGTCTTAGACATCAACCTATGAGCTTCTTTCAGGTATAATACCGTGAAAGTCGCCCCATTAGTTGTAAGTAAGTGTTCAATACGCTTACCAAGCCTAAGAGCCTCTGTGTGGATTCTGGTATGTCTCATACGGAATAGCCAGACTGAGATCACAATAATATTGTAAAGTCTCTTAATTGAGAACTTCACAAACTTCTTGTGACCCCATTGTTTAGCAGCAGTCATTGTATTTAATTTAATTTTCATAATTAGTTATAATATAATGACTCAGTTAAGCACTGCGCTATAACACCAAGCAGAGTATTAAGCTATCGAAATTAATTTCTTTCTTCAAAAGGAATTCCCTTTTACAGGAAGAACCATCGGAGCAATCCATAGAGATTTAAACCTCATTAGGATGGCCCTGTCAACTCGTTCTGCATCTTTCGATACAGACCCGTTGAAGAACTAATTTCGAATCACTTAATACCAAACAGACTGTTACAACACAGGCCTTCGGCGGCCATCCCCCTGAGTCCCTCTACAGCTATTAAACTGTAGGAGCGCTTAGAAGATGGTTGTGAGTAATCATAAGAAATTCTTATAGAAGCACACACCGTGGGCGATAGGCGATCCTGGCCATAAGGCCGGCATAATCTCATTAGCATGAG